GAATCTTCTGGATAATATCTGTACTTTACATCCACTTCTGTAACTTCAATTAATTCAAGTCTCAGCATCTGTCCACTTCCCTTCTACAAATTATTTTTCTTTTTAAACTCCATTAAAGCTTTTTGATAATTATATTTTTTCTCTGCCAACCGATGCGCCTCTTGATAACTCAAATGCTCTTTCTTCATCAGTTCATACTCTAACCGTTCATGCTTCAGCATTATCAAATCATGCTTTTGGATATTCTTGCCTTCCCGCAATCTTCTGAATGATTCTGCCATATCATAGTCGGGATCAAATCTTCTCTTTCCGCCATATAACTCATGATCATTTATAAATACATGATCATATACCTTGTTAATGCTCTTTTCCGATATTCCTGTATTATTTGCAATAGACTTAACTATATTACTCTTTTTACTGCGTCTCACAGATTCATAATACTTAATAGCGTGGGCATCTCTTTTAACATATAGCGGATCGTTCTTATCCGTAAGAGCTCCTTTTACAGCTCCTGAATTTATTATATCATTTCCCTTGCCTTTTGCAACGGTCTTTACAGGTGTCTTATTGATTTTAATATTGGACTTTTTAAAATATTTATCTACAGTTGTAAGCACCTTCTTTGAATATGTGAAATCCGAACCATATTCAGACGGCAACTTTATTCCCATTTCTTTCAGCTTCGCTTGTGTAAACGCTTCTGCAAAAAATTCATCAATAGAACTACTTCCATGCTCATATCCACTAATCCATCTGGATGTATCTTGTTTTGCATCAACATCTTTTTTATATGCCCGGCGAATTTTCTTGATTTCCTTCCAAAACTCCCCGTCATTTGTAAGTCCATACTTATCTGCTGCAGAGTTTGCCATTGTATGTGCAAATTCATGTACCGCTGTCCTGATATCTTTAGCTGACAAATTCATCGTAGCACCTGACATGTCGACAGTTCCTGCTGCTTTTTTAGCTCCTACAGTAACATGTTGAAGTCTCGTATTGT